AGGGGCAGGTACGACAGAAGCTAGGTTTAGTTGCAATGTAAACATACAAAAAGAAAGCGAGGCTTTTGATGTAATAAACGATTTGTCATCAGTAATGAAATGTATGCCAATATGGTCTGCTGGTGCAATAACAATCACACAAGATAAACCTACAGATCCTAGTTATTTATTTAATTTATCGAACATTGCTTCAGCAGGTTTTAATTACACAGGAAGTAGCTTAAAGCAAAGACATTCTGTTGTGAAGGTTAGTTATTTTAATATGGACTCTCGTGAGATAGATTATGAAGTCGTAGAAGATAGCACAGCAATAAGTAAGTTTGGAGTTTCAATAAAAAACATAAAAGCATTTGGGACTACTAGTCGAAATCAAGCTGCTCGTCTTGGACGCAGTATTCTTTTTGCTGAACAAAGAGAATCTGAGGTAATTTCATTCACAACTTCTATAGACTCAGGAGCAATAGTTAGACCTGGAAGTGTTATTGCAGTTAATGATCCTGTTCGTGCAGGGGCAAGAAGAGGAGGCCGTGTTATTGCTGCTACTACAACAAAAATTACTATAGACTCAGTAGGTAGTACAACTTTACCTGATATAAGTGACAATCCAAAAATAAGTGTAATTTTACCCGATGGCAAAGTTGAAGAAAGAAATATTGCAACATACACAGGAGGAAACGAGGTAAATGTTAGTTCTGCTTTTTCTCAAACACCAAATGTAAATACAATTTATTTATTAACTAGTACAAGCCTAGAAACACAATTGTTTAGAGTAATAACTGTAGAAGAACAAGATGATGTTACTTATCAAATATCAGCATTGTCATATGTTCCAGGTAAGTATGCATTTATCGAAGATGGTACTGCCTTACCTGCAAGGAATATTACACTTCTTACTGAACTTAAAGATCCACCAGGCAACTTAGTTATTGATGAGACAACAGTAGTTATAAATAATATTGCTAGAAGTAAGGTAATAATTAGTTGGCAGCCTGTACAAGGTGTATCTAAATATTTAGTTAGTTATAAATTCGAGAATGGCAATTATATATCCGCAGAAACTTATTCTCCCGATTTTGAGATACTTGATACTCAAAAAGGTAATTATGAGGTGCAAGTATCTTCTTATAATTCACTTTTACAATTATCAGCAAATGCAACAACCAAAACATTTACTGCTGAAGGTAAAACAGGCATTCCTGATAATGTACAGAATTTAACAATAGAGCCAATTAACGAGCAGTTCGTAAGATTAAGATTTAGTCAGAGTACTGCTGTAGATGTGGTTCATGGGGGAAGAGTATATGTAAGGCATACTAATTTAACAGGAGCGAGTGCAACTTTTCAAACAGCACAAGATATTATTGAGGCGGTTGCAGGGTCTGCTACAGAAGTAATTTGCCCAGCACTTCCGGGATCTTACGTCCTCAAATTCCAAGACGATGGCGGTAGATTTAGTGCTACAGCAACTAAAGTAGAGTTATCTATTGTCGATATATTAGATTCAATCGTTGTTAAAAATGATCGAGAAGATACTGATGGGACTCCATTTAATGGAACAAAATCAAATGTTGTTTATGATTCAACTCTTGGTGGATTAAAACTTATAGATCCAATAGCAAATGCCACAGGGACTTATGATTTTGTAGATACTCTTGATCTTGGTGGCACATTTTCACTCGTATTAAAAAGACATTTTCAAGGCACAGGTTTTTATACAGGAGATGAATTTGATAATAGAACAGAACTTATTGATACATGGACAGACTTTGATGGAACAGTTGCTAATGATGCTAACGCAAAAATAGCTGTAAGAACTTCTACAGACATGAGTTCTTACACAGATTTTAACGATTTTGCTAATGGAACTTTTAAAGGTCGTGGTTTTCAATTTAGAACAACTTTAGAAACAGCTGACTCCGCACAAAATATGAATTTACAACAACTTGGATATATAGCTACTTTGCCATCAAGAACTGAACAATCATCTGTTATAGCATCAGGTAGTGGAGCTAAAGCAGTATCGTTCACAGCACCATTTTTTGTTGGAACATCTGCACTTGGTAATTTAAATAATTTTTTACCCTCTGTTAATATTTCTCCTCAAAATATGGGTACTAAAGAGTTTTATGAACTTACAAATATATCTGGTACTGGTTTTACTGTTCACTTTAAAAACGAGAGTGGTGGTAGTATTAATAGGAACTTTACATATAGTGCTACTGGCTTTGGTAAAGGGGGTTAACATGAAAACAAATAGTATTTAATCATGGCTGACGTTACAAACTACATAATTGAAAATGCTTCGGGAGCGAATGTCAGGATAGATTTAAATGCTGTTTTAGCAGCAGTACAATCATGTAATTCCAAATCAACTGATTTAGCTACAAGTCAATGTGTAGCAGGGATGCCTTTTTTAAATACAACAAGTAATATCTTAAAAATAAGAAATTCATCTAATAATGGATTTACTGAGATTGGAAATATAAACGTAGCAAATTTAGGTTTACTACCAGCAGGTGGTGGAACAATGACAGGTCAACTTTTGATTGATGATTCAAATAGTGCTGCTGCACCTGCTTTAAGTTTCGATACGGATACAGATTTAGGTCTGTTTAGAAAAGCAGCAAATGTTATGGGTTTTACTTCAGCAGGTGTTGAAAGATTAATAATGGATGCAAACGGTTTAACTTTGCAAGCACAAAATGATCTTAGGTTTGGAGACAGTGATAGTTCTCATTATGTTGGATTTCAAGCACCAAGCACTATAGCTACAAGTCTTGTTTGGACTTTGCCAAATGCTGACACAACTGTTGCTGGATATGCTTTAGTTAGTGACGGTTCTGGTAATCTATCTTGGGCTGCTGCTAGTGGTGGAGCAACTGGAGGAGGAAACGATCAAATTTTTTGGGAGAACTCGCAAACTATTACAACAAATTATTCAATTACAAACGGAAAAAATGCTGGTAGTTTTGGACCCATAACGATAGCAAGTGGAGTAACCGTTACAGTTGGCTCTGGGGAAACATGGACAGTAGTATAAGTATGTATATAATAGATTCATGAGCCAAATCAAAGTTGACAGTATAGTTCCAAGAGGTGGTCTCCCATCAGGAGCTAGTGGAGGAATAATACAAATAAAACAAACAGTAAGAACAAGTGTATTTTCAGAATCCGTAGGTGAAGGTAATGAATCAAGCGTGGTTTTGCCTGTGACCATAACTCCGCAAAGTGCAAGCAATAAAATCCTTGTTTATGCTACTGTTATGATGGCATTGAATACTACTCATGGAAGAGTC